ACCCAACAAAACAGACTGCCGCGACAAGAGCCTCGGCAAAGTCTCTCATGGTCAGAGTCCGAAGATCTTCTTGACCATCTCAGCCGCGACACCGGGGCCAAGAAGCACGGCAGCGATCACTGCGTAGAGCAGGTACTCGATCTTGGTCATGCGCTTTGACCCCTCGTCAAATCTGGCTTGAATGCCTTCATAGCGATGGGCGCAAATTTGTTCGTGCGTGGTCAATCTCGCCTCCGTTGCGTCAATCTGATCCGCCATCACTCACCTCAAGGCGCAACAGGCCAGTCAATCGTCCAAGGGAAGCCAGCTTGTGCGGTGATGTCGCGCAGGGCTTGGCGGTACGCAGCCCATGCTTGCTTGTCAGCAGTGCTGTCGGCGATCTGTGTCCAGTCGCTGTCCTTGAGCATCTGGGTACGTGAGTTGCGTACAGATTGGGCTTGCTCTGCATCCTTCATGGCCTTGTACTCAGCTTCCTGCTCGGCAGCGGTCTTGGCTGGATCGGTGTCGGTGGCTGGGCGGTCGGTAAAGACGGGGCCGAGGATGTACTTGGTGTACCACTTGTCGCCAATTTGGACAACGCCATCGCGCTGACTGTATTGGTAAACCGTGCCGCCAGTAGCCTGTGGGCCTTCAAACACGATGTCGCCACCGTACTGGTTGATGAACTCTTCAGTCACGGGTGCGCCAAAGACGGCCCCCTGAGTTTGAGCGTATGTGCGGAACTCGTTTTCAAAAACGACCGCGCCTGTTTGTCGGATTCTGATTTGCATGATTGTTCCTTATGCGATTGCCAAGAAGAGGTAGGCTCCACCATTGCTGTTAGCCAAGTTGCCGCCAGCGTTGCTCAGTTCAAACCCAGAGGCTGCGGTATCTACCCAATCGGTGTTGGTGACTTCAGCGGCTGTGCTGTTCAAAGAGATGTATGGATCGTTACCCGATACGATTCCTCGGGCAGAGTCCCACACCATCCAATTGCCGCCAGTTGAATCTCTACGCTTAATGAGAACAAATCTAGCGCCACCTGTAAAACCACAATCAATAACTTGTGTTGCGCCTGTACCAGTGTAGCTGCCGACTTTGCTTACGCCTGGGCATGAAGCAAATAGGTAGGCTACGTATGTTGCGCCTGAAGCGTTTAAGGCGGCATTTGTTCCAACCGTAAATTGGGTGGATGTTGGGTTTGTGGAATTCCAGTATTGGGTAGAGGCATCATAAAAACCACCCGTAGAATTAATTTCAGTACCCCGCGATGGACCCTCTATGGCGGCATAAACAGGCCAATCTCCGCCTTGGCTGCGACTTTTTACAATCATCAACTCAGGCACTGCTGCCAAGTTGTGCGCCACAGTCCTTGCAACACCCGTCCCCGTATAGCAACAAACATCCATGAAGCCGGGGGCACGGCGCAGAAAATAAAAAATATCACTCAATCCTGCGTATGCACTACCCCACAAACCGCCTGTATTATTTGTGTTATAGACAATGGTTCCAGCCGCAAATTCAGCGCCTGTGCTTGATGTCCTAAGAACTGGTTGACCATCGCCTGATGCATTTGCATACCCACGAAGACGATCAATAAAAGTCCAATTCCCACCATCGTTGCCAAGACGATACCCAAGTAACGAAGAATCAAAGGGGAAGTTTGTTGTGAAAGATGATCCAGCGGTAGGAGTGACAGCAACAGGCGCAAACACACTCGTCCCCGTTGTCGGCACTTTCATCGGGCCACGGCGTATGGCGATGTACATATAAGCAGTTGATTCGCTATTTACTTCGCTGCTTGTTGAGACAACTTGAAAGCCTGTGGCGGTTGGACTGACGTAATCAACAGACGACTCAGCATTGGTTAAGTTTGCTTGCAGCGTTGCATCAGCAGAACCAACTGGCATACCACGCATATTGTCAATAATTTGCCAGTTTCCAGTGCTATTGACGTTTCTAATCATTAACCATTGCGGCTCATATCCCAAGTCAATTACAGGGCCAGTTGTACTTCCATTACCGCCATATGTTCCACATGAAATTACATTGTCCGTACCCGTTAGTCCAAAGCCTCCTGCGTTGTGGGCAAAAAGGTAAGCCACATATGTACCGCCAGAGGCGTTTACTACTGAATTATTACCGACACTGAAAACCGTGCTGGAAGGGGATGTGCTATTCCAAACAGTCGCTGACACAGTAAAAGTTGAAGAACTGTTCAATGAATAGTAAACAAACTCTCCCACTGATCTGTGATACACAGCCCAATCTGCTAATGCGTCTGTACGCTTAACAATCATGCAACCGGGCACAGAGCCAAGGTTATGGGCAATAGTCCTTGCAGAACCATTCCCCGTGTACGTCACCACATCAAAAAACTTCGGCTGCTCTCTGAAGGTCCATGAGGCGTAGTTAAACAATCCGTTGCCTTGACCGCTAGTTCCAAGACTAAAGCCATTCGAATTAAAAGCGGTCAGTGAATTGTTATCGGTGGATTGTGCAGCAGTGGCATCGGAATAAATAATCCTTCCCGTGCCTCGGCTGGTGTCAAACAGCATATTGCTGGTAGCTTGGTTCCTCGGTTTAATCCATGTCATCCCGCCCTTACCCGCCAGATCAATCCCGTTGGTGATGGTCTGTGTAGAGCCGTTGCCTGTGTACAGCCAAGTGCTGAATACGTCTTCGATGTAGTTGGGCACGTTGCCAGCAATCGGCCAGATGCCTTGCCTGACAAACTCTGCTTGCTGCTCAAGCGTCCAGATGCCGGGAGCAGAGCCATTCTCAAACGGCCCCGTAGGAGTTGCGGGGTTGTTGGTGATGATGCCACCGGGGAAACGTTCAGACATTGTTTACCTCTTTTTGCTTGGCGGCAAAGTCCAATTCTTGTTGCGTTGCGTCACGCACCATCCACTGCATAATCCACTGCCCGTTAACCTGAATGGGCGGGGTTTCTACGGCCCTCTGTGTGATGTAGTCGTGTTCAGGCATTTCGGTGCTTTGAACGTGCGCGTAGGTGTCCGGCAAAACAAATTGCTCACCCATGTCTGGGTACTCCAACCGCACATCACCCTCGTGCCGTGGATACTCACCTGTGGAAAGTTTGATGTAAATGGTCATAACGAAGTCCTTGCCAAAATCAGATTGTCGGTCGTGGAGGACGTTGTCATTGTTGATACAGAGCGACTTTGAACGCTCACGCCGTTGCTAGTCGAGGCAAACGTATTGGTGTCAGTGGCCGATGTGTACGATGAAGCAGAGTACGTGTATGTCTTTCCGCCCAATGTGTACGTCCCTGTTCCGGAACCGTCTGGGTTCAAGAGCGCAGTGAAAACATAAAAAGTTGGGCCGGTGTCTATTACGGGTGCGGCGATAAAGATATTACCTCCGCTTGTAACTGACACACTAATCGGCCCAGCCGATACATCTTGACCAGCGCCAACTTGTAAATTTCTCTGCCACTGAATCGTTCCGGAGGAGTTGTACTTACTTATTGCAATGGTTCTAACGTCGCTGTTTCCGTTTCCAGCAGAAACAGCGTAGACGTTTTCGCTTGCATCAATTGCAACTTCACAGTCTGTGTAGCCCGTTGCAAGCTGCATACCCCACTGCTTGTTTCCAGAAGAGTCAACCTTCAGTATCAGGCTCCTATTGTTGTTGCTTTGTCCGCCTATGTAGCTCATGCCTGATGCAGCGGTCACCAATGTGTAGAACCGTGATCCGCTAACATAACGCTGCTCAAAACTCAACGCACCGTTGCTTTGAGCAAGAGTGAAGAATACGCCGTATGTTGTAAAACTAGGGTCGTACCAAGTTCCAGATACAAATAAATTGCTGCTATGAATGCCAACGCCCCCCGGCACAAAACCGCCAGATCCTGTGCCGTACTCGGTCTGCCATCTATCTGCGCCGGAAGAATTTAAACTTCCTACGACAATCCGGTTTGAACCACCAAAAGCACTCGTGTTTTTTCTTCCTGTGTAATACACATTTTGCGACGAATCTACGGTAACGCATGCTGTATCTTGAGCAAGGAAACCTATACCCACAGACCATGTGATAGAACCGCCAGAGTCGTACTTTGTAATCCAAGGGCCACTTCCAAACCCGGTGGTGACACGACCACCTGTGTAGATATTTCCTGAGCTATCAACGGAGGTGGCGGTGAAGTAGGGGGAGCCTCCAGAAACGTTGATGAAGTTTTGAAACCCTATAGTGCCGTCATAGTTTAATTTTTGAATTCTTCCGCCACTTGTGTCTCCTCCGGCCAAAAACATTCCGCTTGCATTTACAGCAGTAAACATAAACCCCTGCAAATAGTAAGCTCCAGAGGAAGGTGTAAGGGTGGCTATGTAATATGGGTTGGTCGGTGTAACGCTGCCGCTCGTACCCGCAGGGCCAGAGCCAGCGGCATTGATTGCCCGTACAGCGATGGTGTAACTTGTCCCGTTGGTAAGCCCTGTCACCGTCAAAGGGGATGACGATCCAGTAGCCGTGAAATTACCGGGCGTAGACGTGGCGCTATACCCCGTAATACCCGCAGGATAGCCAGTGTATGAAGGCGCAACAAAAGACACCGTAGCAGATGCATTACCGGCTGTGGCGCTGACGCTGGTTGGTGCGCCGGGTACTGCTGGCCAAACCCCGCCACCTGCCGCCTGAAACTGTTGCTCAAGCGTCCAGATGCCTCTTGATGTGGTTGTAGCAGGTGGTGTGGCGGAGATAACCCCACCTTTGTAGCGCATGGACATGGGCTACCCCTTAGCTTGCGATGACTTCGTAAGAGATGCTGTATGTGATGCCGTTAGCCGTACCGGAGGTCACAACAATCGATGTGCCTTCCATCAAGTACAGGGCCGTGGTCTTGTCCACCACAATCAGCGAAGCATCAGCAGGCACTGAGACTGTCGAGACGATTGGGAAGGCCGTGCCGCCAGAAGGTGCAGAGCCTTGAGCCACAGCGCCGTTGGTATAGATTGACACCGTGGTGTCCACCGCCGCAGAGCCGTTCACGTTGGCAGCAACGATCTGGTTGATCTTGAAGACCGTGTTGCTTGAAGCTGCGTTAGGCAGCAAAACAACTGCTGTTGTACCGCTGGGTGTGAGATACGTGGTCGTACCAAGAATGGACGTGACGTTTACAATGTTTGGATTTGCCATGATGGTTCCTTACAGACCGAAGATGATTGAGAAGGCGATTGCCTGACCCTTTGTGGCTCCTGTAGCCGCTGGGGTCGCAGATGTCCATGTGGTTCCGTTGGACGTCAGGACGTTGCCAGCAGTGCCCGGAGCCACTACCAGAGGAGCGCCGGTTCCGTTGCCAAGCAGTACGTTGTTGGCGGTCAAACTAGCGTTCTTGATCAGCTTGCCTGTAGTGCCATCAAAAGCCGCCAGAGCGTTGTTTGTGGCCGATGCTGGGCCTACAACATCACCAGCAGCGCCAGCGCTTGAAGCAAGCAGCTTGACAGTGCCAGCCGAGTTCTTGAAGTACAGCTTCTCATCTAGCGTGTTGATGGCAAGTTCGCCATCAGCCAAGTTGCCAGCCGTAGGAGCCGCAGAAGCCGTGGCTGTGCGGTAGAGTTGAATGGGGGTAAAACCTGCTTGTGACATCAGAATGTCCCTCCGTTGATGCTTGCGGTCAGTGCGTTGGTTGATGGATTGTAAGTAATGCCTGCGTCAACTCCAAGCGCTTGATTTCCCGTTGTGGACGCTGCCACGAAGGGAATGAAGAAGTTGGCGTCCGTGCCTGTTGCTGTTGTGGTGACGTTTGTTGCGTTCGTGGCTGTGGTGGCCGATGTGGCTGTCGCAGCGTTCCCGCCAATCGACAGACCTGCGGCTGTGCCGGTCAACCCCGTACCGGGGCCATCAAACTGAGTGGTGGCTGTGATCGTTGTGCCGCGAACCGTGTCCGCAGTTGTTGCCCCGACAGTTGCCCCGTTAATCGCTCCGCCAGTGATTGCCACAGCGTTGGCGTTCTGCGTGGACATCGTCCCAAGACCGCTCACCTGAGTGTTGGCGATGGCAATCGTGGTGTTGGATGCGGCAGTCAGTTGACCCTGCGCGTTGACCGTGTAAGTCGGGACAGAAGAGGTTGAACCGTAGGAGCCAGCAGTCACCGCAGTGTTGGTGATGCTGAACTGAGTCCCAGAGAGGGTCAGGCCAGTCCCTGCGGTGTATGCACCCGCACCAGAGAACTGAACCCAAACTACAGGGCTTGTTCCCACAGTTGTAACGGGATCAATCTGAACCCACCCGGTGTTGGCGTACAAGGTTCCGTTTACAACGAACGTGAAGTCACCACTTGCCATCTCGGCAGCGGTGTCAAAGTCAGTCGCACGGGTTAGAACAGTCCCACCGGTTGCCCATGTGTAGATGCCGTTGTTGGCCTGCGTGGCTTCGTTCTTGACAAGCACACGGTCGCCATTGAGCAGCGTGTAGCCATCCAAAACGGTCAAAGCAACCGACAAAGTCAGAGTTGCACCAACACCAGCCGTGCCGTTGTTGTAGGTCACCGTACCACCAGTGATGGACGCCAGAGTGCCTGTTGTTGCCGCAGCGGAGGCCCCGTGAATATGAAGGCCCTCGGCCACTGCATCCACGTACTGCTTGGTTGCCAGTTGCAGCGCAGATGTTGGATCTTGCGTTACCGCGACAGAGGTCAACCCACCAAGGGTGAGGCTTGTCGCACCCAAGGCGATTGCCGTTGTGCCTACGGTGATTGAGCTGTTTGTCAGCCCAGCATTTGGAATTGTGGCTACAGCCGTGACTGGGCTTGTGCCGCTGCCGACAAGATAGCCAGTCAGCGAGGTTGCACCAGTTCCGCCGTTTGCGACATTCAAAGTGCCTGCAAGGGTGATCGCACCAGTGGTGGCCGAAGAGGGTGTGAAGCCTGTCGTGCCAGCACTGAAACTCGTCACACCACCTGCCGCACCGTTTGCCGCAGCAGTGATCTGGCCTTGGGCGTTTACTGTGATGTTGGCGGAGGTATAGCTACCAGCAACAACGGTTGTGTTGGCGATTGAGATCGTGCCCGTGGAAGTAATTGGGCCACCAGTAAGACCTGTACCCGTCCCCACAGAGGTAACGCCAGTACCCGTGGTGATTGAGCCCCACGTATTGTTTGCATAGCCCTCAAAAGTGGCTGTTGATGTGTTGTATCGAAGCTCACCATTGTTTGGAGAAGAAGGCCGCTCTGCCGTCGTCCCAATAGGCACTGTGACACCTTCCGTTCCGGGTAGAACGGGATTGTCAGCAATACTGAAAACAGGGCTACCAGCAATACCGTTGGGATTGGTGATGCCTATCTGGTTTGCTGTGCCTGTCAGGGTTCTGCCAGATACAGTGCCATTTCCGGGCAGAGCCAAGAAGCCTGTGCCGCCGTTGTTTGCAAGAGAAGCTACAGTGCCGTCCAGAGAGACAGTTGGATTGCCCGACTGGCCGTCGCCGTTGGAGATCGACAGGCCAGCGCCAGACACAGCAATCGAACGAGCGGTCATTGTGCCGCCCACGTTCACGCCAAAGCCGTTGCCCATGCTCTCCAAAGTGCCAGAGACGCCGTTGAGCGTGATCCGGTAGAAGCTCTGAGCACCACCATCCACAAGCCCCAAACCCGTCCCTGTGGACAGGAAGCGGCTGTTTGGCAACTGCGGGGTTTGGACGGTCGTCAGGTACTGATAAGTTTGCGACGGGCTTGCCGAGATGGCCGCAGTCGTAGTCTGCACCGTCTGGCCATTTTGAACGATGGGGACAAGCTCTGTGCCCGTAATCGCGCCAGCCTGTGGGAGTTGGGTGATCGTTACTTGTGCGGACATATTATGGGCTCAGTTGGTCAAGGTTGCCGTTATTCTCGGGCGTCTGAGTATTGCCTTCAGTCGAGATGATGAAGCTGCCACCAGTGATGCCGTTTTGGGTCGTGACAAGGTTGTTGTCGTTGGCGGCTACGCTCACGTCAGGACGTGGGAATCTGATCGTTATTCTCTCAGTTTTACGGGCCGGAAGCCTGTATGGATCTAACTCGTCCGCACACCCTTGGCCACACACCTGCAAGCCCGGAAAGTTGGGATCAGGACGCATCTGGTCGTGGTCGCGCTTCATCTTGCAGCGGTCACAGACCGCTATAGATAAAGTTGCATTTCCACGAGTGTCCAAAAAGATAGGCATGGCTTACCTTGTGTAGACAGAAATGTTCGGGGCGAAGTAGATTGGCGACTTGTCGCGCTCTTCTTGCTCAACCTCGTTCAGGTACTTCTCAGCCTGCGCCTCAAGGTACTGGATGCGTGCCAGATCAACACCGGGCAGCTCAAGCGCCATCCTGTGCGACAACATCATCAAAGTGGCCTCATACCAGCGCGTTGGGATGTACAGCTCGTCCGTCAGGGCGCCCACATCCATGATCTGCTTGCTGTACCACACGGTGATCTGCACAAACGGGTCACTTGGGACTGGCCACAGGTACAGCGTAGGCTGGGGAATCGTGCGGTCGAACCAAAACTGGAAGGGCTGGTTGGCTGTGAAGTTCTTGTTGGGCAGGTTTGTATAGTCGTCGCGGTTCAAACGAGACATGGTGATCTCGGTTGAGTTGTTGCCCACGAAAAACTCACGCAAAGCCAGCGTTGTGCCGTTAGAAGCACGCACACGGTAGTACTGAACGTCTTGGCCGGGGTTGATGTCCGTCCAGATCCACTGGTTGTCGGTCACAGTGACCGATCCAAGGTTCTCCAGAGTCGTCCAAGTGCTGTTGTCGGTCGAGTATTCGAGGGTCAGCGTCCAAATAGCGCTTCCGCCGCCTGCAACGTAGGGCAAGATGCCGATGGAGCCAGCATAAATGGGGTTGTTTGTCCCAAAATTGGCCGAAATGTTCCCGTTTGTGCTGGTCTGCTGGCAAAACGTGTCCACATTGTTGTCGCCCACGTTGCCCACCACCCCACCAGCAGAGCTTGAATAGCTGCAATTGGGGCGCGACATCTTGCGATACAGCACGTTTAAGGCGTCATTCGCACCCACAGGCAGGCTGTAGATGTAATTGTTCGCGGAAACGCCTAAAACGATCTTGTCGATGGCGAAATACTGGATGCCGATGTTGATCAAGCGCTGAAGCAAGAATCCAAGCGACTGACGGGCAGATACAAGTTGCTCAGAGGTCAGCTCTTCTGCAAGCTTGCCAGCGCGTCTTGCACCATGATCAATCAGGGTTTGGACGTTGACTGTCTGACCGTATGTATCTGAGTACGCCATTGTGTTTCCTTACCAGCCGGGGCAGTTCCAACGCTGCATAGAAGCGCGGGAACGACTGCCCTTTTCACTCTTTTCTGCCACAGGCCCCATTCTCGCGCAAAAAGCGTCCCTGCGGGGGCCTCCTTGGGGCTGTGGAGCCTTCAAATTGGAGCCGGTCTCACGGTTGTACTTGGCGCGGCCCTTGGCCGTTAAACCAGCGCCTTTGTCGGCAGGCAGCTTCTCGCCCCGGCCAATCGCAAGAGACACGTTGCCGCCGCTCTTGAGCTTCTTGTCCGAGAACATCTTCTCGACCATGTTCAGCCGCTGAGGCTTGGTCGTCACCTCGTTGATGATTTTGACCCGCTCAGGCTTGCTTTTGGACGGTTCGTAGAAACCAGCCTTCTTCAGCGACTTAGCTACCGATGAATTGCTCTTTGTCATGGTCAGAACCTGTATTTGGCTGTTTTCTTGGCGATCTTGGCAGGTTGGGCTACGAATTGTTTTCCGGCGGCTTTTCCTGCGCGTTTGGCTTTGGTCGTCGCAGCGTACTCAGCAG